CGGTGTGTCGTTCCTGCCACATTCAGACCACACGTACCAACAGGCTCCGTATCAAGACATCGAAGCAGATGAATACTTGGAGTGGCAGCAGAGGTTTGGTAACATGATCATCGACTGGAATGACTTGTCAGACTTCGAGAAGGAGGACAACACGTCCGGTTCTCGTGAGCTAGCGTGTACGGCTGGCGTGTGTGAGGTTGTTGACCTCAATGCGGCGTAAGATATGTGCCGGTTCCGATAAAGTGAAAGTATCGGGCTTGACGCATAAAGAAGCGGAGAAAGATCGTTGATCGAAGTAAAGATAACGCCTGAGTTGATCGAACGCGCAAAAAAGAAAACTGCCGCTGTAGGCGTCCTACAGGGCAGCATCACGGGCAGTGCTAGTCATGTGGTGGGTGCTATAGGCGAACTCATCGTAGCCGACCTCACGGGTGCTACAGAGGCGAATACGCACGACTACGATCTTCTCTTGGACGGTAAGCGCATCGACGTGAAGACCAAGCGGTGCAACACGCCACCCAAAACGTACTATGATTGTTCGGTGGCCGCACACGGATCGAAGCAAGACTGCGACTCGTACGTTTTCGTGCGCATCAAGATCGACGGTACACGTGCGTGGGTCTTAGGTGAAATAGACAAGCGTGACTTCTACAAAAATGCCACGCACCACCGCCGGGGGGATGTTGATCCGGACAACGGATTTGTGTTCAAGGCGGATTGCTACAACCTTGCAATCAGCGAGTTACAAGACATTGAAACACAAAGCACAACTATTTAAGCTCGAAGCTAACCTACTCACTAACGGTAACGTCGAGATACTCTACGACTCCGTACGCCCGGAAGACTTCGAGCGTACAATGAATGAAGGGATGCCAGAGTACGAGGGTTCGCACTCGGTAGCATCCCTTCTTCGTTACCTTCGTACTGTAGCCGAAGAGGCTATGCAGAAGTCTTCCGCGTACCTCTAGTTAGAGCGTACAGGCTTACCTTCACGATCACGTACGGGATTACCTTTAGAATCACGCACGATGCCGGTAGCACCTGCAATAAAGTCGGCCTGTGTAGCCTTGTCATAGGGCGGAGCTAACGCCGCGAAATCTTTCTTTCTTCCTCCCGATTTTATCGGGCCTTTTTTACCGTCTTTACGTTTCTTAGACATGCCGCCGTACATCATCGGCTTGCGCTTGGCGGCACCACCATACATCATGGCCTTGCGTGGGCCGTTGTTGTACATTTTCATTAGTTCGATCCCTCTTTTTCGGATTGTTGGAGTAGGTCTTCGAGCATCTTCGTGCCTTCTTCACCGAGCTGACCAAGTTCGGAGATCACAAAGTCCGTGACGAGATTGTCGAAGGTATCCAAGTCTGCCTTCGTCATATCTTTCGGGAACTTAATCATGCGGAGCATGATATCTGCAGCTTCCTTGTTACCGGCTGCGAGTTTCATCAGATCGAATCCGGCCTGTGAGGCGAGGGACACACCAAATTCTGCAGCCACGTACTGCGGTGAAACCATACCACGTGCGAGGTTAAACGCACGGGAGATAAGTTGATTGGTGTTCATCGGACGTACGATGTTGCTGATCTTAGGTTCCATACCCTGCTGACGGCTGATGTACGCCATTTCTTCGCTCAGAGTTTCGGCTATGTCTGAGATGAACTCCTGATGATCCGAGTCTATGTACCTTCCGAGAATAGCCTTCACGTTGTCACGCTCGAGAGCTTCGACAATCATCTCCGGAGTGTAGAGAGCCATGTTGGTAAACTCTTCACCATCGAGGCCGACGTTCTTCTTTCCCTGCACAGGAGCGACTCCGCCGTAGTCCATTATACCCCGTACCAAGAGGTACGATATGCCCCTGTCGAACGCTTCCTCTGTAGAGTAGGTGCGCTGTACACCGCCCACTTCTGTAGTGAAACGATCCCCCACTTTTGCAATGACTTCGGCACGAAGCTCTTCGATAGCGTTGGCAGAGCCGTTGACAACCATCTTCTCGAAGAATTGACGTGGCGTATTCTGACCGATAAATCGATTGATGAGCTTTTCGCCATCATCTTGTACGTTTGTATCGCTTATGACTTTGCTACGAACAGCTTCGGACTGCTGCACAACTCTGCGCTGATACTTCTCGTACTCTTCGAGAATTACCATGTCACTCGGATCACCATCTCCCGACCGCGCCCGGTTGAGGATGCTTGCAATGCCCCGGTCTTGTTCGAGCATATCATCGAGATCGACGAGCTTCATGCGTACCGGGCGATCCTTGCCCGGAACTTTTACGAGTACGGTCAGGGCATCTTGCACCTCATTGAGGTTTTCGATAGACTCCCAATCGTACCCGCCGCCTTGAGTAGCAGCGAGAGGAGACGAGCGTTGTTGCAACTGCTTTGCAGCTTGCTTGCCCCACTTGGCGTACACGACCTCTTCGAGTACGTTTTTGACGAGGTTAAAGTCTCGTTCCCCTACGTCAGTAGACAAATCAAATACAAACTCTGCACCGCCCATACGGGATATGTCGCTAAACTCTTGGATGAACTGGTCACGAATTTTCACAATAGAGGTCATAGCCGTATCGTCACCGCGAAGAGCTTTTGAGATACTTTCTGTGAAGGGATCGAAGGCTTCGAGAGGCGTGATGTTTTTGTACGCAATCTGGAAGAGACGATCACTGATGACGGCTCCCTCCGGAATCTCCTCCCCGATAGCGACATCCTCAAAGAAGTATGTCTCCTGTCCCTCGCTATCGTCGAGTTTTCCGACGGCTTTTACAGGGCCGTTCTGTGATTTGTGTACCTTTCCGAGAGGACCGTTGACACGTAGTTTGTCGAACCACTCTGTCTGGTAAATCGCACGAGCTTTTTGCCAGTCAGCGAAAATTTCAGGAGCCTGATCTTTAATCAAGCGTTCTACATTGCGGCTATATCCGTCATACATCGAGGCGAGTTCGTCGTCGCCAGTACGAACGGCGTAGTCACGGAACGCAGAAAACACATCCATAACTTCTCCCGGTGTCGCCTTGAACTCCGGACCTTCACCCCTGTTCATGTAGAAGAGCATGATGTCGAGAGGCTGTGGGTTTTCGCCTATGAAGTATTCCCCTGCGTTGGGGTTCGTGTGGAGCTTACGGAGGTTTTCGTACGTGTTGCCTTCCAAGCCTTCGAGTGAACGCACGGCCATCTTGTTTGCAACCGTGTACATTTGACGACCGAGCGTACCGGTAAAGAACTTCGACTTTTTGTTGAAGAATGCTTCGAGTGTACCCCCGCCGTCGGGTGCAAACTCCATCAAGTCAGTAATCATCTTGTTGATGGTGATAACGCTACCCGCTTTACGAGCCTTGCGATCTACACTGACAAAGCCACGCTTCGCCTTGCGCTTCATGTTTTTGAGACGTTCCATCATAGACATCTCGAGATTACGTGCAGTCATCTTGATATGCTTGGCATCGTTACGACGATAGAGGGCAATGTTTTCCATACGCTGCGCGAGTAGCTCTGTGTTACGAGCGTACTGTTCGTCGAGCTTGCCGAGCATCGCTACGTCGTCAACGAGAGTAGGAGCGAGAAGCTCTATCTCCATGTCGTCGAGTCCTTCGAGCATACCCGGAGGAATCTCTGTGTTCGGATCGATTAGGATGTTTTTGCGGAAAGACGTGATCTGTTCAGATAGAGCCGCCTTCTCTGTGTTGACGAGGCGTTTTTGAGCCGTTTGTGCCGCTTCGAGGGAACGGATGTAATTCTCTGCTTCTTGCGGATCGGAAATATCTGTACGATTTGCAGTCATTTCGCGCAGACGAGTAATCATCTGTGCTGTTTTGCCGGACTCGGCCTCCATCACGCGAAGATACTTTTGCTGTGCCGAAAGATTCTTTAGGCTAGACGCATCCCGAGCATCAACGCTAAAACCTGCAAGTCTGTTGGCGGCATTCATAAATCCTATGCTGGACTGACGAGCAAAGTCTGTTGCAATAATCGTTTCAATTTCAGGACGCATATTCGGAGGAAACGCCTCTACGATACGGGCCATACGATCCTGATGCTTTTGCATCGAAGTTACAACTTGATCGAGTCCGTCATCATCGAGAGCGGAAGCTACCCGCCCTACATATGTGAGAGCCGTTTCGGCCTCTCGGGGCAAGTCTTCACCGGTACGAGCCTTGTAGGTATTTCGTACGTTTTGCATGTTGCCATCGCGAAGGTACCCTTTGATACCGTTTACACCGAGAGCAGCAAAAGGAATATTAGCAATGGATTCGACCACACCGAGTCCCTTGCCTACGATATCACCACCCTGCTGATTTACCCAGTATGCGGCACTACCTACACCCTTAACAGTAGGCTTACCTACTATCATATACATCAGGGCACCGATACCCTCTGCAGCTAGGCGATCTCCACCGAAGAACTCGCGCACACCCTCGCTTTCGCCCATAGCGTACATAGCAACAGAGAGAGGAGCCGCTTCGACGAAGTTCTCTTTGATGTTTGGAAGAACACGACCGGTGACTCCGGCACGGAATGCCATACCCCCGAGACGGTTGTATTCGGTTTGAACCGTACGATATTGTGCAGACTTTTTATTGACTCCGTTGCTACGCATGTCACGCATCTGCTGAGACAGCACGTCACGCTCGTTGAGTATCTTGGTAAGGTTTCCTGTAGCTCGATCTACACCGAGAGCGTACAAGGCACTCTTTTTGTTGAATCTCGAAACCAAGCCCTCCATACGCATAGCCTCACCGGCTTGTACGGTGGACATACCCTCGTACTTTGCGAAGAGTTCGATGTCGGCATCTGTGGCGTCCGGCTTCGATGCGCGTTCTGCGAGGTCTTTGAGTTTCTTTTCTACGCCCAAAATATCTTTGCGACCGGTTGCCGCTTTCATTTTACCAGCACCGGCCATCATCAGAGATGCTTCGGCGAGTACCAAGCCGTACTGCTTTTTGTTACTCAACTGATCGATGGACGTGTTGAGAAGAACCTGTGCCATGTCCTCAGTGACGTACGCGGGCTTTACGGTAACGGTGTTGCCTTCCGCATCTTTGTACGTTTGAGTGGTGAGTCGGTCGTACGTTTCCTGATCGATTTCGCCGTTAGCGAGTTGTCGATCTAGGTCCATTTCGACCATTTCGTTCATGACTTGCGAAAGCTGCTTGATGCCGAGATTATCGGCCATCACGCCCTTCCACCAGCGACTCGCCTTCTCCCGATCAGGAGCCATCTTGTTCCACTCGTCGATCCACTCCTTGCTGGTTTCAGAACCAGTCAAGAATGCACCTATGTTAGACACGCCTGTCTTGTACGTCGCTTTTACTGCGTCCCAGCCGTAGTTGACGGCGATGTCCGGAAGGTACACGCCCGTACCGATGACCGCGCCTTCGTACACCTTTTCGACGAGAGCATCCCAGAAGTTGCCTGACGAGATATTACGTACAAACACACGCTCGATCACATTTTGGTCGGCCTGTGATAGTTGACTCCCGTCAGGTTTAGTCATTCCGGAGAAGGAGTCACTCACGACACGGGCGATAGCTGCCTTACCCTCGAAGATGTTTTGCTGTACCGTGAGAAGTTCAGGGTTGGTACGTGCTTCCTCTGTAGGAGCGAAAACGTACTCGCCTTCACGTACCTGCTGACCAAACTCTACCGGAGTGATGTCAGGCTGCTGTTGTGCATAAAACTTAAAAGCGTTAGAAAGACGCTGCTCTGCCTTTGCCTTTACGTTTGGATTGACGGTGTCATCACCAGCGATTCGTACCATGTTCGAAAGCTGATCAGACTCCAAGTTGCCGAGCTTTTGAATGTCACCCGCAACAATCTTCTGACGAAACTCGTCCTCCGTGAGAGGCCGCTGCTGTTCTTCGATGCTTCTCTTCGCCATCTCTCCCGTCGTTTCGACGATAGGCATACCTGTGGTCGGGTCCGTTCCGACTTGAAAACCCTTGTCTACTCCGGTGGTTTTTTCTTTGACGATACCACCACCCGTAATCACTTCGGCTGCACCAGAGATAGTCTCCACCGGATCAGGAAGGATTCGAGGAATGCCCGACTGTCGAGACGCTTCCTCTACGATTTGCGATGTGGGTGTAGCCATTAAGTCGATGCCCCCTTAACAGCAGCGATGATATCCGGATCAGTGATGGTGTTGAAGTTACCATCTACAACAGTGCCGTCATTCAGTATGGTGTAGTCACCCGGATCGATGGTAGGTGCTTCTGGTTGTGGCGCACTCGCGGAGACAGCCGCCACGTTTCCATTGCGGTTGAGGAAGTCCACTGCGATTGCCGCGTCTACGATCTTGTAGTCGTTTGCGGTAGCCGCACGATCATCAGAAGCGTACCGAGCAAAAACGGCGTACTGCTGTTGCTTCTTTTCAAACTCCCGGATCGATACTTGGAGGGCCGCTTGAGCCTGTCCGATAGTCTGGAAGTTTGAGCCGAGTTTGCGAAGCTGGAGTTCGATGTCTTGGTTCGACAGACGACCCGACGGATCGGCAGCACGAGCCATCTCGAATGCAAGGGAGATACGCATAGCTTCGAGTGCGGCCATCTTTTCGTCGCCTCGTTGTACGTGACCTTGAACACGCTGCTCCAAGTATTGCTGGTATTCTAAAGTAAAATCGTCTTCGTTTCGTAGGTTTAATGATCCCTCACTAAATGGATTGAGATCACGGATTACGTTACCGAGAATACCCCTGTCGAGATCAAAATACGCAGCCATCTTACCCTTGAAGGCTTGATACGCCATGCTATATTCGATTTCTTCGCCGTCTTCTTCTCGCTTGCGGAAATCCTCGAACTCTTCGTAGAGGGCTTGGAGACGTTCGGACGTGTTACGGAGGGTTTCCTGACCATCCATAAACGTCTTGAAGTCTGCAGTTTTTGCCTTTTCTTCCCCAAAGACTTTAGTCAGGATGTACCCCTGAACAGTTTCGACATCCGTGTCGATGACTTCATCACCAAAGAGAGCAGCTTGGGGCTTGTTTTTACGTCCGGGTAAGTGGGCAGCGAGGGCGTACACAGCCATCGTAAAGTCGCCGCTCGTAACATCTTGTACCACAGAGGCGATACGCTTAACCGCTTTTTCTGCTTCACCCCCATCCATCATAGCCGGGAGTTTCTGGGGTGTTACGTTTTCGATTCCGGGAATGGTCGTACCCATTTCGATAGACGCCTCTAGGGTACGTTTTTTGTATGCCGGGTTGATACCCGCAATGGTCATATAGTTTTCTGTCCACTGCTTGAATAAAACCCTATCATCGTAGCCCAAGTTAGCAGAGATGGCGTTGTGCATCTCTGCATCCATACCCATCAGTCCCGAAATGATCAGGGTTTTTTCTACAGGTTGTCCGGTTTCTTCATCGATGTCTTTGATAGTTGGACCCATCGAGTTGAAGGGGCTGTTTGGGAACTGCTCGTTGTGTAGTACAATCTGAGCATCGAGATCGAAAAGCGTGGGATCAGTAGAATGTGTCGCGCCTACTTCATCTACAATGTCGTCACCGTACCTGTTTTGTACGTAATCATCGAGGAGGTTTAAGCCCCTGTATAGCTGCCCTGTTCCGCTAACATCCGGAGCGCGGGTCAAGCCTTTTTGTGCGTCCATTTCGTCTTTGATAACAGCACGACGTGCGGCATTTACAGATGCCGACAGAGTTCCGACTTGTTGCTTGGTCAAGCCACTCATCGTGTCATTAAAGTCAGCACTGTTTGAGAACCCGGCAACTTCCGAAAGCCACTTACGAGAAGAGTTTGCATCGCCCGTCCACTCGGTGTTCCACGAGACACCGCCGAGCATGTACGTATCCGGCTTATCTTCCTCTGTTGTTGACTTGAGAGAACCGAGCAAGCCCGTCATTTCATCATCAGAAAGAATGTCGTCACTGCGCGTACCAAAGAGGTCGATACCACCTCGCTCTTGCATCTGCTGTTCGGAGCTAGAGATCATCTTCTGGATCGCTTCTACGTTCGCGTTGTTGAAGTTATCACCGACAGAAGATACGAGGATGGCGTCCCGTAATTTGTTAACGCGCTCTTTTTCACTAGCACGTTTTTCCATCTCACGACCGATATTTTGCGTGAAACCCTGTACGAGTCCTGATGCAAGTGCGTATCCGATACCCATCGTTTAGGATTCCTTCTTCGTCATAGTCATAAAGTTCTCCTCGCGAGGAGGCTGCGGCTCGTTGCCCCGGCGGATGCCTTCGTTGATCGTTTCGCTGACGTACGAGAACATAGCCGGGTTGTTGTCTCGCATCATCGTGAAGAACGTCTTGTCATCCATCTCGTCTTCGATTAGGGCGTCGTCATTCTCGAACAAACGATAGGGTACGTTTTCATCCTCTGCTACAGACGCGATGTACATAGCCAACGGCCCCTTGATCAGCAAGCCCACGTCCGGAGAGAAGCCGCCCTCTTGAAACGCCTGAAAAAGGTACCCCTCGACGAGTGCCTCAACAGACGCACCGACCATCAAGAGCTTCATCATCTCTTCGCGTACGTGCGGTACTTCCAAAGAGTCAACGGCTTTCTTGAGTACGGCCTCCGGATCGACATCTTGTTGAGGCTTTCCCCACGGCCAACGCTCGTTGTCAGACGTGAGACCGTAGCCCGGAGGTGCCATAGCGAATGGGTCTTTAGCCTCGATGGTACCGCGTTGGGGCATCTGCTCTTCGGCCATTCCTTATACTCCTACCTTGATGTCACCGGGTTGCTTAGTTGTAAGGGTCTTGCGACCTTGTGGTGTCGTGACGCGGGTGGCGTACTTCGCAGAGAAGTCTCGCATCTGCTGGTTCGAGCTTTCGGTGAGCATACGGCTCACTGCCGACGCTACACGCGGGTCAGATTGTACGATTCGTTGCACCGGGTCCATACGCATCGCACGAGTGCTGGGTTGACCGCGAGTCAACTCTGCAACAGAGCGAGGACGTGCCGCTTTAGGAGCCGTGAACGGCTTTACGCCCGACATACCCTCCGGACCCTTCATAGCACCCATGCTGACTAGAAAAGATTCGCCTAAATTCATACCCTGTCTACCGACGATGCTAGACGCTGTCGAGCCAGTTTGAGGCTGTTGAGCACCACCGCCCATAATCATCGACAGGCCGAGAGGGATAAGTGCAGTCAAAAGATTCATCGATTACGATCCTCTATTCGCATACCACAAGGCCAACCAGTTGCCGATACCGGCAGCGAGTTGATCCTTTTGCTGTTGATTATAGAGTTCTTTAGAGTTGGCAAACTCCATAGCCATTATACCAACTTCGTGCTGTCTTTGCAAGTACGATTGGTTTTTTTGGAAGTTCCACGCTGCGTTGTCGCGGTACTTTTGCCACAAATTGTTCAGGGCGTTTTGGCTTGCGTTGAACAGGTTTTGTGCGTTGATACGGTTCGTTTCGTTTTGTACGGCAATGTCGGCAGTGTTCACTTGTCTGCGCCACTGTACGTTTGACTGGTCGATAGCGTATTGCATGTTCGCGTTGAACTTTTCACGATTGTCACGCATCGCAGCGTTGAACTGTGATTGTGCGTTGATCTCACCCGCATTGAACTGATCCGTTGCGGCCTTTCTGTTGGCGTTTGCCGTTTCGACTTGCGATCCGAGTTCGGCGAAAAACTCCTCAACTTGCAACTCATTCTTTGCGTTAAATTGACGACGTGCGTTCTCTTCGGCAGCATCCTTGAAGATGGCCTGTGTCAAGGCGTTGTACGAAAGGGTGTCCGCCTTTTGTTGTGCGTCGAGATTCTTTGTTTCGGTAGCGAGGAGAAGTTGTGCGTTAGTCACGGCCCCCTGCAAGCGGGCAGAGAGGTTAGCCTTGTCCATACCCGCAATTTGAGCAGCGTTAGCGAGAGCGGTTTGCTGCTGGTTGTTGAGGTTTTGTAGCTGGATCGTGGCGTACTTTTGTGCATCTTGTGCGGCGATGACGACACCCGACTCCATGACGGCCTGTGTCATAGCGGCTGCGGCCATCGACGAACCACCCAAGCCACGAGCTTGCATCATTCCCGCCACTTTTCGTACGTTTGGCGCGGCCCACGCGGGCATCGGCTTGCCCTCTTCGATGCTTCCGAGAAGCTGGCCGAGTTGGTACTGGACGGTGGCACGTTCGTCGAGTTCTTGGGTTGCGGCAGTTGCCAACGCTCCGGGAGAGAGCGTACCCTGTATTTGGGACATATCGACTTGGGGTGCGGCTCCGATCTGTGCCGCATCCATCGCAGTGATATTTGGTGTAATATTCGAGATTCCCGGAACTTGTCCGAGACCGGTCGGGGCTGTCGGGGCGGTTACGTCGAGACCGGTAGTCGGTGCGATAGCCGTTCCGGCTGCGACATCCCCCGTGAGTTGCGTACCGGTTGTACCTTGTATCTCTCCGGGACGAACGGTCGGACGTACGGCTGTGACTTGGGGTACGTTTCCTGCGTACCCCTCTGCGAGTTCTCCGGTCTCTTGCATAGCCGCCGCAGTCAAGTCTGCATCCGTGTACGTTTTGTCTGTCGTTTCTGCCATGTCTCCGTTTCCTGTAGCTGCGCTAAAAAGCTCGGCGTCGGTTTTTATTTTCGTCTTTGACCCGAGTAAGTTTCCGAGAGCCGAGTCTGCGCCCTTCAACTTCGCTAGGCGTTCCTTTTGAGCGGACGTTAGTAGTACGGGTATTCCGTCGGGGGTTTTGGCGTTCAAAAACTGACCCATTCCCCCTCGATCAGTGCCTATAGTTATGTCTAACGTCTCGAGAAAGTCATCACCACGCTTGCGACCATCTATCCGCTTTCCCTCCGCGATGAATTTCTTCATACTTTCGGTTAGGGGTTGGTCTTCTTCGAAGCCGGGGTAGCGTGGTCTTTCTGGTTCGGGTCGCTCTAAAAACTCAGAGCTACCGAGAATTTTATCAGTCTGTCCCGTTCTACGAAGATACGCCTCGTATGCTCGGTCTCTCTTCCGAATAGAAGTGTCCCCGTGCATACCGAAGTAGGGTGAGTACGTGACAGCCATACCGGCTGGGCCATACTCGATGTTTTTAAATTCGTCTGAATCGTAAAAACCTTTATCTATCTCGGGTAGTGCAGGTCGTTTTTCTGAATTGATCGGGAAAATACCTGTAAGTAGCGGAGGTAGTCTATCGTTCGCATCGCTAGGTACATCAGGGCTATCAACAGGGACAGGCTCAACCGTAGCTATGCCTATCGACGGAGGCGGCGGGGGTGGCTGAACCGGAGGTGGTGGTGGTGGCTGAACCGGAGGTGGTGGTGGTGGCTGAACCGGAGGTGGTGGTGGTGGCTGAACCGGAGGTGGTGGTGGTGGCTGAACCGCCTTCTTTGCCGCTTCCTCTGCCGCCTTCTTTGCAGCCGCCTCTTTTTGTCGTTGCTCCTCGAACAGGCCGGTTATTGCAGCGTATCCCGGACTACCTACTCTAAATGATGCTGTTCTATCGCGGGCGTTAAAGTCAGAGTCTACACCCATGTACCGAAATTGAAAGGCCCTTACGTTTTCGCTACCAACCTGAGTCGATCTCGGATTTACGACTTGGCCCTTGTATACAATCTGATTTTGAGCGTTGAGGCTCAAGTCCCCCGGATTAAATTGCGCCATCGCTACTTAATTCCTACGAACACCGATACGACCATAGCCACAACTAAAATCGTACTCCCCATAATCATTGCTTCCAATCGCCACATGCGCTTGTCCAACGAGTCGAGCTTCCCATGAACCAACTCACGGAACATCGCACACTCTTTTTCATGAGCCTCTAGCTGCATCTGAGTTTTTAGTGTCGGTTCCATGACTTGCTCTTGGGACATCTTCACGTTACCAGCCCGACGGTACAGCCTGACGCATCGGCGGGTTAGCCAGCGCGGTCATCTGGTCATCGAGCAGCGTCTGCATCTCAGCTTCGGTCTTGCCGAGACCTTCGAGCGTCTTGGTCTTGGCCCAGTCCTTTGTCACGCTGTCGAAGGCAACAAAGTCAGGGTCGCCAGCTTCCGGCGTGTCGAGACCGACAGTGCCGTATGCCGACACGGACAGCGGCTGGCCTTCTGCGTTGGTCTCGCTGTCAGAGACGGCTGTCACGCGCCAGTGGATAGTCTTGATGCAGTCGTCAAAGCCGTTTTGAGGCTGGTTGCATACGTCGAAGTTGAAGTTCCAAGTGTAGGTGTTTGCCATGATTATACCTCCTGTGCGTCCACAAATGTTTCATATGCCGACTTGATGCTGTCAGTCCACACGGCTTGGCAGACGCTCTGGATTTCCTGCGGCTCACCGCTGATGTCGGTGTCGCCCCAAGTGTCGCCTGTCTTGGTGCGGCATTGCAGAACGTGCCGATGGTAGTTCCGGCTAATCTCTACGCCATCATCCTTGATGACGGTTGACTTGCGAACCTGTACCGCTTTGTACGGCCCACGCACTTCGCAGTCATATTCTAATTCTTTGGTCAGTGCCATTTGTTACTCCTTGTGTTTACCGTCGCTGGCTGCGACCTGTCCGACCCCTACCGGCTGGTGGGGTTATGCTGCTATGTAAGACCCGCTGATGTATAGGTCGTTGCCAAAATTTGATTCACTTCCTGTCAGCGAACTTCCATCGTCTTGATAAAGGCTTATAGTTGTAGTGTTCGAGTTTCCCAACGCTGTTAACGTGTGGCCTC